CTTGTACCATATTTTATTTATAATGGAAGTGGTCAGATTGTTAAAGATGGTCTTATATCAAGTTGCGTTCAAATAAATACAAGTTCTTGGAAGAGTGGGATATACACATTCAGAATGGGCGGTTTAACTCATAGAATCGTAGTCCAACACTAATTAAAAAAAGAAATAAAAATAAGACCCAAGATTTGATTATCTTGGGTTTTTTTATTATTATGCGGTTATGAAAAAAAATATAATAGGAATTATCATTTTAATTGTTCTAATAATTTTGAGTTTTATCGGCATTAGTTCAACCCTATATTCAAAACCTAATTTACCAAATGATACAATCATTGTAATACCAAAAGTTCAAGACACCGTTGTTAGTATTAACGGAAAATATGCGACTTTTATTGGTGATTCACACACATCAAATCATAACTCAGGATGGCAAGTTGTTGTTTGTAAAAAAACAGGTCTAAGAATGAATAATTTATCAGTTTCAGGTAAGACAACAGGTTGGATGCTTGAAATGGCTAAAACGTCGTTACATAAAGGAATTGACTATTGTTTTATCTATGGTGGTGCCAATGATATGTACACAAAATCTATTACACCAAAAAGAGCGGTTTCCAATATTCAACAAATAGTTAATTTGTGTCACAAATACAATATTAATTGTGTTGTGTTGACAGGGTTTGACCCAGTTAAATGTACAAGAACTTCAAATCTAGCATATGGACCAAAATACGCTCAGTTTCAAAAAATATTAATGGATTCAATATCAGGTGCAAGAGTTGTGGATACTCGTGTGATTGATAGAACAGGTTGTTGGGACGAATTGTGTCACATGAATCCCGAAGGTCACAAAAAAATTGGAATGAAAGTAATTCATGACATGAAATTTCATATTATCAAATAATTTCATTATCTTTGTACTGTGTTACCTAAATTAAACAAATATCACAATGATGGTCTGTTGTATAAACAGACACACCCTACATTACCGTTAACAATATGGAATTATACTCCTGCTGTCCAATACGGTGAAAAGTGGGATGATGTAACTTTACAGTGCCGTGGTTTAGTGACTGGTACTGAAGGTAATGTAGTTGCAAGACCATTTAAAAAGTTCTTCAACTTAGAAGAAAACAAACACACACCAACATCTGACTTTGAGGTATTCGATAAGATGGATGGTTCATTGGGAATCATGTTTAAATACAATGGTGAAATGGTGTGTGCCACTCGTGGTTCATTTACATCTGACCAATCAAAGTGGATGACTGAGTTCGCTCAAAAGTACAATTACCAAGACATCATAGTTGAAGGGTTCACTTATTTGTTTGAAATCATCTACCCTGAAAATAGAATAGTTGTTAATTATGATGGTCAAGAAAAATTGGTATTGTTAGGTATCATCAACACTGAGACTGGTGAAGAACTTACATACGATGAATTGTTTGTAGGATTTGATGTTGTCAAAAAATATGATGGAGTTCGGGATTATTCCGAATTAAAAGGTAAAGTTGTGCAAAACTCTGAAGGATTTGTTGTTCGTTTTTCTAACGGAGACCGAATAAAAATCAAAGGTGAGGAATATCTACGACTTCATAAGATAATGACAAATGTATCTACCACTGGTGTTTGGGAATTGTTATCCAATGGTGGTGACATCAATGAGTTCTTAAAAGACGTACCTGATGAATTCTATAAGAAAGTAAAAGATTATGCAGATTTGTTAAAGTATGGTTTTTACCGAGTATCTGAAGATTGTGGAAAGGCTCACTATTACTTCCGATACGGAAAATATAGTGATAGAGAAATTGAACCAACCAAAAAACAGTTCGCAGAACATGTTATGAATCATGGACATCCACCTTACAGAGCGGTAATGTTTGCCATGTGGGATGGAAAACCTTATGACAAATTGATATGGAACGTATTGAAACCGGAATGGAAGAAGTTATAATTAAAAAAATTAACCCGAGATGTGAAAGTTTCGGGTTTTTTGTTTATCTTTGTAAAACATTATGACATTATTATATACAGTAATCGGTATTTGGATTGGGATGGTAATCACTTATTTTGAGTGGTACGTGCCGATGGCAAAAAAAATTAAAGACCTTGAAGAAGGTATGCACGATTGTATTAAAGCGGGATTAGTTGGTCCAACGACCAATGGTTCCCAAGAAAAAGACATGGACTAAAAACAAATAAAAGATATGATAACATTTCAGGAAATTGAACGTAAATTTTTATTAAAGAGATTCCCACGTCTCGCCAAAATCAATACTGTATACCAAATTGACCAATGGTATCATGCAGATGGTTTTAGATATAGATATCAAATTGAAATTCCAACTGGTGAAATCCATATTTTTAAAACCAAAAAAACAAATATATCCAAAGGTATTAATACTGAGGAAGAAACAACTTTAACACCTGAAGAGTTTCAACAACTTGATTTGGCAAATTCACTTCATATTAAAAAGACCCGAACTGTTGTAAAACATAAAAGTCATAAATTGGAAATTGACAAATATGAAGGTTTGAATATTGTCATCATGGAGATTGAACTTGGTGATATTAATGAAAAATATTCATTGCCAAAATACATTGAAAAAGAAATCCTTTATGAAGTAACAGGTATAAAAGAATTTAGTAATAAAAGTTTATCAGAATGAGAAAAATAGTGGACAAAGTTATTATTTTTTTCTTATGTTTAATACCAGGACCGATAATCATGCGGTTTATTAGAAACGATAAAAAAGACAATTGGTTAATATGACAAACGAAGAATGGATTGAAGAGTTGTATTACTTATCAAATGAGATTGGTAAGTTAAATGAAATGCATGGTAAAGTTAATGAATGTAGAAAAAAACATCCTGACTTAAATACGGTTGAATGTGCCGAATTGGCATACATTGAATTAAAAAGACAATATGAAGAGGAGACTGTATTAAATGAACAAGATTGATATTGAAAACATGAGTAACAATGAAAAATCTGCATTAATTTCTAAATTGGATTATGAAATAACCAAAGCAGTTTTAAATGGACACAAATCTGTTATGGGAGATGAATTTCAAGAACACAGGGATATTATATTAAAATTAAGACAAGAGTTATTCCCAAATTCAGTATGGGCTTTAGGAACAAAACAAGATTAAAACAATGAATAAGTTAGATAAACAATACCAACAACTACTCCAAGACATCATTGATTATGGTGTGGAAAAAAAAGACCGTACAGGAACAGGAACCAAATCAATCTTTGGTTACACTATTCGTCATAAAATGTCTGATGGATTTCCATTACTCACAACCAAGAAAATGGCTTGGAAAACTATGGTAACAGAATTACTGTGGTTCCTACGTGGTGATACAAACATCAAATACCTTGTTGACAATAACTGTCATATTTGGGATGGTGATGCTTATAAGAATTACAAAAATAAAACAAATGAAGATTTTATTAAATCTGATATAACACTTCCGCCTTCTTATTATCCAATGGATAAGGAAGTATTCATCAACAAAATCAAAACAGATGAAGAGTTTGCTAGACAGTGGGGTGAATTAGGTCCAATTTATGGTAAGCAGTGGAGAAGTTGGCAAGATGATTTTGGTCCAAATAGATTACCACTATTTCCACCTAATAATAAAATAGACCAAATCCAAAATCTAATCAACGACCTTAAAACAAATCCAGACTCAAGACGATTAATGGTTAATTCTTGGAATGTTGGAGAGATAGACCAAATGGTTCTTCCACCTTGTCATTATGGATTTCAAGTTTATACAAGAGAGTTGAGTTTGGAAGAAAGACAATTAAGATGCCCAGTATGGACCGAAGATTCTTATGGTATAGATGGTGAATTAAGGTCACCACTTACTATTGATTGGGAAAGAACACCTAAACGAGCAATCTCCTTAATGTGGAATCAACGTTCGTGTGACGTTCCGCTTGGAATTCCAATGAATATTTCATCATATGGACTTCTTTTAATGATGATTGCGGATGAAGTTAATATGATACCTGAGGAACTAATTGGTAATTTGGGAGATTGTCACATCTATTTGAACCAAATGGAGGGTGTTAAAGAACAAATTGGTAGAGAACCATTTGAATTGCCAACAGTGCATGTTAGAGACGGAATCCACTGTTCATCAGTAAATGATGTTATTTTAGAAAACTATCAATCACATCCTAAGATTTATTTTCCACTTTCTAATTAATTTTTAGGACCACCTTTTAACTTTTTATGTTTTACAGATATTTATATTAAAAGGTAGTCCTATGATTGGAATATATAGAATTAAAAATTTGGTTAATAACAAATGTTACTATGGTTCATCAAAACAAATTGAAAAGAGATTTGATAGACATAAAAGAGAATTAAAAAATAATATTCACATAAATTGTATATTACAAAGAGCTTGGGATAAATACGGTGAAAACAATTTTATATTTGAGATTGTTGAAGAATGTGATATAAATGTTCTTCTTGAAACAGAACAAAAATATTTGGATTTGCAACCTGATTACAACATAGGGATTAAATCAAGTGGCGGTGATAATTTAACAAAAAACCCTCATAAGGATAAGATAGTAAAAAAAATGACCGAGTCAGTTAAAAGAAGGTATAACCTAATGACTGACGAAGAAAAAAAAGAAAAACACTCCAAACCGATGGAAACTAACCCAAATTGGAAAGGTGGAACAAGTTTTAAATATTGTGAATGTGGTGTTAAAATATCCTCAATTAATAATAGTTGTATAAATTGTAGAGATAAATCAGGTGTAAATAACCCATTTTTTGGTAAACAACACGCGGAAGAAACTAAAAAAAAATTAAGTGAGAAAAGAAAAGGAACCTACAATGGAGAACAGAATCTTCCTATAATAATTAATAATGTGGGATATAGGTCTGCTGGTGAAGCATCTAAAATACTTAACATACCTATGGTGACTATTAGATGGAGAGTTAAAAGTAAAAACAAAAAATTTAACAATTACAAATATAAAGATTAAAATTAAAAAATTTAAATTATGGAGAATTACAAGGCGGATTATTATAATCCTGAAACATTCGAAAAATCGGAAATTGAAACAAAAATCCCTTCGGATTTAGTTTCTGAAGTTAAACAAAGTTTGGATAAAATGGACGGATATTTCATAACACCTACCATTATAAATTCAGAAGAATTATCAGTTGTGTGGGGAATAATGGATAATACAAATATATTAAAATATACGCTATCAATCACACCCATCAATTAAAGCACCCCTGTCAAATTAATCATGGAATTTCCTTTTATTTTAGAACACAAAACATTTGGTGATAATAGAGGTAACTTTTGTCCGTCACCAATTCATATGAAACATGACCAACGTTTGGATAAACATTGGGTTCAGGTCAATACAAGTATTAGCCCTTTAATTCACACAATCAGAGGACTTCATTTTCAACTTGAACCGTTTGAGCAATCAAAATATCTTAAAGTAATATATGGTAAAATATTCCAAATGGTAATGTGTGTTGATAAAACACATTTTGATTTTGGTAAAACGTATGTGTTTGAGGTGGATAAAGACCATGCGGTAATGGTACCGAAAGGTTATGCAAATGGTTTAATTACAATGGAACCAGACACTGTTATTCAATATTTTGTGGACTCACCTTACTCACCACAACATGAAAAATCTATGTTGTATAGTAGTATTGAAAAATTTGATGATTTTGTTAAAAATTATACGGACAACCCGCATTTATCAGAAAAAGACCGTGATGGATTTTTATGGAAAGATTACAAGAAAACTTTATGACCAGTTTTGAAATAAATCTTCAAGAACGTGAATTGAAATTTTTCTTAATTTACTGTTAACCTCTGATACATCAAAATCTTTATCACCTAAAGATTTAATTGCGGCATTTACCATTATTCCCTGAACTTGTGGGTTTAACTCAATTAAACTCTCAAGAGCCGCTTCTGAGTATTCATCTAAGTCTTTCCATTTTGCTTGGTCAGTAATCCATTCTAAAGGTGCGTATAAAAATGGTGCTGCTCCAAACATGTTGACAATACCAGACTGTCTTAAAAATTCAAGATATTGTTTTATTGTATCCCAATCCTCTGGTTTTATGTTACTATAAGCATCGTCCCTTCTAAACATAGTTTCCAATTCATGTGACTCTTGAATTAATTTTGATTTTTTGGTCAATGTCATTTCATGTAAAGCGTCTTCCTTAACTGTGGTCACAATTTCAGGATACGTCATACCAATATGTGTATCATTTTTACCTGAATAATCAGTATTATTTAATATCACACGTAATGCGTTTAAAATACCAGCTCTTTTATCATTTGTATCAACAATGTACCAAGGAGATGCTGTTTTTGTTGCTAATATCGCTTTTTTCTTGTATTCGGTATAATCATCCCATTTTTCTAATGATTTGGCATCATTTGGTGAAAATTTCCAATACTTTAATGGAGATGACTTTCTAAGATTAAATCTTTTTTCTTGTGTTTCAGGTGTGATTGAAAACCAAAATTTAAACAACGGTATTCCCGCACTAACTAAACTTCTTTCAAATGGATAAACATTTTCCATGAAATCTTTATATTCATCTTCAGATGAATAACCCATTACAGGTTCCACAATTCCTCTGTTATACCAACTTCTATCAAAGAAAATTATTTTATTTGGTTCCATTTGGTCTTTATATCTATTAAACCAATCTTTTCTTTCTTCAGGTGTTGGAACACCTAAGGCAACTACTTTAAAATATTTTGGGTCTAAGTATTGAGTTAAAGTTCTAATCATTGTTCCTTTTCCCGCTGAATCACGACCTTCAAAAACAACAACAAATGGTTTTCCTGAATTCTTAACCATTTCTTGTAATTTTAATAACTCAACTTGCATTGGCATTAATTCTTTTATATATTGTTTTTTACCAATTTTAGATTTAATTGGTTCTTCAGAACCATACATAAATTCATCTTCATCAAAATCATCATTTGGTTCTAATTCAATATCTTTTCTATTCTCTAAAGATTTTAGATATGTGTCAATATATCTTTTTACATTTTCAGTTTTATCGCCCGACTTTAATAATTTTCGGTCAATATTTCTTAAAAAATCATCTGTAATATCCTCATCATTTAACTTAGTAATTTCTTCTTTAAAATCTTCAGGATTTAAACCATCATCAACTAGTACACTAAGAAAATTTTCAATAGATTCACCTAACACATTTTCTGATTCAAAATCCCATGCATCTGTTTCGGGTATTAAATCCAAACTAGAATCATTATCCCATTTAACACTGTATTGAGTACCCATTCCAAATGGAACTCGTACTATTTTTGTAACAGTACCTGTAGTACCAATGGGAACATTTGATGTTTCACCTTCCATGTAGTAACAAACTACTCTATCACCTTGTTTTAATTGTGGATTTAACGACATATTATTAAATATAAGATATTTACATATAAATATGGAGATTATTATAACTGAAGAACAACAAAGGATTATTTTGAAAGAAAATTTCAAATCTGATGTTATTAAAAAAGTTGAATTGTTCAAACAATATACGGTTGATGTTGTAAACGACCTTAAAAATTCTATGAATTTTAATTTTAGATTCGGTGTTACCTATGGTGCAGGAATTGGTGTTGTTTTAAATCACGTTATTGAACATTTACATGAAAACTATTCAGGATTGAGTGATACTGATATTAAAATGTTGGCATTGACCGCAATTATGGTTGTGTTCTTTGAAACAAAGGATATTATCAAGATGGAAAATGAGGTTGAAGAAAAGGGATTACAAAATGAATTAATTGATGCTGTTTCTTTCACCGAAAGTTTAAAAACAAAATTTTCAAAGATATTAAAAGCGGTTGGTTCAAGTTTTTGGAGAGGTACCGATATTATAGGTTACGCTTTTTTATTACCAATATTGGGTGAATTTACAAAATTCTTACAATCCTATAATGTTTCGGATATTGATTTTGATACAATTGCCAAAAGTTTATCAGAAGCCACAGGTATTATTGTTGGTGGACACGTATTAAAAAGAATGTTTAATTCTTTATCTGAAAAATACAAAAATTAATCTAACAATTCAAAATGAATATTACCATTTGCGTAATATGTTCTTCGGGCAAGTTTTTTCTCAACCAATTTACCCATTTCAACTAAAGCCTGACTATCCTCAAGTTTAATCGCCTTTGTCTTATACTTAACTGATTTTGTTGTCGTTGTTGGTTTAATTCTCATTGGTTTAAAGTATTCGTCCAATGCAAAGATAAGTTGTTCTCTTGTCTTATCAAAATTCAAACCTTCTTTTTTACATAAATTCTTAAGTTCAATCAGTGACAATTTTTCCAATTCACTTTTTACCATATCTCAATTCGTATTGTTTGATTAATTCTGACCT